CCTCCAATCGTTGATATTCAATCAGTAGATAGAGATTACGTTGAATTAAATATTATGTTGAATGGTCAGCCAGTTTATACGGGTGAAGATAAAACGGGTATTAACCAAACATTCCCTTTTGCACCTGTATTATGCTATATGGAGCCAAGTATTTGGGAGCCATCACAAAGAATACAAGGTTTAGCTTCTACAATGTATTCAGCTCAAAGGCAATTCAACAAACGACACATGAAGATTGTGGATATGATGGATAGTACAATCTCTACTGGCTACAAGTATTTAATTGGATCCGTTCCAGACGTAGAAGACCTACAACAATCTGGACAGAATAAAATAATTGGTGTTGACCCTGAAAATGCTCCTGAAGGTTTAAATTCAGTTCAAGAGTTACAAGGCGGTAGTGCTAATCCTGCATTAATTGAATATCAAAATGTTTTAGATCAACTAACTCTTACATTATCAAACGTTAATGAATCTGTTCTTGGGGTTGATGACGCAGGAAATACTCAGATTTCTGGAAGACTTGCACAAGTACGTATAGGTCAAGGACTTAGAACTAACAGAAAGATATTTGATAATGTTGAAGTAACACAAAAAGTTATTGGTGGTTTAGTTCTTAAAGCAATCCAAAATCATTATCCCCCTGGAAAAGTAAAGCGAATCATAGGAGAAGAGCCAACAGAGCAATTCTACGAAAAAGAGTTTGAGCAATACGATGCAGTAGTAAAAGAAGGCGTACGCTCTCAGTCACAAAAAGACGCTTATTATTATGAATTAGTAAATCTTAAACGTGAAGGTATTGTTGATGTTCCACAATCTGAAATTGTCAAATCTCTACAGATGGCGGGCATGTCGGATCTTCAAAATGCTATTGAACAAAACGAACAACAAGCACAGCAGCAACAACAAGAACAGCAAGCTAAACAAGACGCTTTAGTAGAAGCAACAACTGCCGAGAAATACGCATTAGCACACGAAAGAGGAACTAGAGCAGATGCAAACGAAGGTCTAAGAATAGAGAGAACTTCTGAAGCTGTTCAAAATCAAAGTCTTGCAGAACTTAACAAAGCTAAAGCTATCGTTGAGCTTTCAAAACTACATGAAGATAGATTGATACAGGCGTTAGAGCTTGTTAATCAGATACATGTGCAAGAGCAAGAAATGACAGCTCGCAAAGAGGAGCTAGTTGATGCTGAATCAGAAATAGAACAGCCGCAACAATCTTCTCAAGCTCAGCAACAATCACCGCCTACAGAGGGCATAAATCAACAACAATAAGGAGTGTTTATGAAAAAAACATCTTTAAGCTCTGGAAAAGGAATGTATTCCACTAAGGATAATCCTATGGGTCAGCCATCAAGAACAAGTTCTCAATGTGGACCAAGTTCTAACCCAGACGCTATGAAGGCCAACAGGCTATTACAAAAAGCACACGCTCAGAAAGAGTCACTACGTGGCAAGAGCGGAATGTAAAGCAGGTTTACTATGTCAACACGAATGATGCAAGATCCAGTTACTAACCTAATACTACCATCAGAATTTGTTGAGGAGAGGGCCTCGTTAAAAAAATCTATAAACAAAATCGTTGATGATGTCGTTAGTTCACATGGACATATTAAAGGAACTTATTTCCTTACATTACATGCGAAGTTTGATTCAAATGATCAAACAGTATTTCGCGTTGATGAACCTAAGTTAACAAAACAACTGCCTAGTTTTAGAAGCAATACACTTGTGTATTTTGTCTCAAATTCTAGAGGGATTAAAGAACTTCTATGGATGGTAGCTCCCAAGATGAAAGGTGAGAAGCTAAAAATAGAATTTAATAAAGAAGGTGTCGCCTACCTACAAGCAAAGGGCGCAATGCCATCGTAAGAGGCTATCTTACGCTAAATCGGGAGATAAATATATGACAGATACCGAAGCTGTACAAGAGCAAGCACAAGAAGTAGTTCAAGAGAACATACAAGAAATGCCTGTTAATGAAACTCAAGCGGTTGAAACTGCTGAGACTAAAGAAGAAGTTCAACAAGAGCAAAACGTCCCTCTTTCAGCGCTTCAAAAGGAGCGAAGAAAAAGACAAGACGCAGAAGGCGAACTTAAAATGTATAGAGAGCATCAATTAAAACAGATGCAAACGCCTGCAGCTCAGGAAGAAGACGACAGTCAATATGAACCTGTTACAAAAGCTGAATTAAGACAGCAGCAAGTTCAAATGATGAGAGATGTCGAAGAGAAGGCATGGATACGTCAAAACCCAGAGAAAGCAGAAGCAATAAACGAAAAATTAGCTAACTTTTTAAAAAAGAGACCAAACTTAGCGGCAGCAATAGAAGCAGCGCCAAACAGATATGAAGAGTCATGGGAATTAATGGATAAATTAAGTCCAAAGCAGAAAACAGCGTTAAGTGCTACGCCGGCACCTAAAAAGGACACCCCGAATTCACCTTCTGGAGTCCCTAAGGCAGCGGCGATGAATCAAGCTGTAGATGTAATGAACATGACAGATTCTGAATTTGTAGTGTGGAGGAATTCTAAGCGTAGTCGTAGGTAAGGCCTCCAATATGGAGATATTATATGGGTGTAACAACAACCACACAATATGGTTCTATGTCCAACAGATGGGCGCATAGAGCTTTATTACAAAGATCAAAGCCTAACAATAACCACAATCTATTTGGTAGAGCTTTTACCTTACCACAAAAAAACACTGATACAATGGCGTTTAGAAGACAAGAAAACTTGAATTCTGACCCAGTTGTTCTTTCTGAAGATGCTGATCCAGCACCTGAACAAATCAACAAATTTGATATCAACGTAACAGTACAAGAATTTGGAAAAGTAGTTTTACTTTCTAGAAAAGTATTGTTAGTAGTTGAAGATGATACAGCAAGCGAAACCGCTGATAACCTTTCTCAGTGCATGCATACTATGCTAGACAAAGTAACAAGAGATGTTTGGGATTCTGGCGTTGCACAAATTTCTTGTCTTAGTGGTGTTAACGGAAATGCGATAACAGAATTAACTCAAACAGATGTTAATAGAGCAATTGCATATTTAGATGAAAATAACACAGAAAAAATGACTCCAACAATTGATGGATCAAGTCGTTTTGGAACAGGACCAGTAGAAGCTGCATTTTGGGTTAATGCTCACGTAAAAATGAAGCCAGATATTAGAGCTTTAGATGCGTTCATGCCTACTTCTCAATACGGTAGCCAAGAAGCTGTATTAAAATCAGAATTTGGTTCAACTGATGAAGCTAGATGGGTTACATCTACTTTAGTAAAAGTTTCAACAGATGCAGCTCCAGTTTACAACAACACTTTTGTTGGTGCAAACGCATATGGATATGTAGGACTTGATGAAGTATCTACTGAAATGATCTTAAAGCCACTAGGATTTAACGATTATCTTAATAGATTCCAATCAATGGGATTCACTGCTTATTTTAACGCAGCAATTCTTGATGATTCACACATCGTAACATTGCTTTCAACAAAAGCGTAATATAAGGAGATAAAAATTATGTCAGATTTATTCGAAGGTCGCACAATGACCGAAGCGTTTAGCTATATTTCAGGCGGAAACGCTTACACTTTAACATTAGGTTTCCAGCCAGATAAAGTTGTAGTTCACAATTTAACTGATTGGACAGGTACAGCAGGAGGATTTCCTAAATCTACTTGGATAAGAACATTAACTACTGATACAGATTCGTATCAACAACAAGTTATAGATTCTGCAACAGGAGGTTCATCCTTTAACTTTACATTTGAAGATACTAACGGTTTTACCGTTGCTAATACTTCAGGTGGAGCAGCTGATTATAGAACTGCTATTACAGGTATAACTCAAGCTGATCCTTGTGTTGTAACAGCAACAGCTCATGGAATGGCTACAGGTTGGGAAATTCGTATAACTGATCTTGGACCTGAGATGACCACAGCTCGTGGCATGGACGAATTGGTGAATAAAAGATATAGCATCACTGTTCTAACAGATGACACATTCTCATTACAAGATGTGATCACTGGCGAAGACATAGATTCTACAGCTTATGTAGCATATGTGTCTGGTGGAAGTGTTATGGGCATATCTCGTACACAAACATTAAGCAGTGCTTTTGCTTTTGATCCTATTACTTATAAGCTAACACTGGGAACTGCAGTTGTTGGGGCTAATGGCGAGCAGATGTTTGTAGAATGTATTAGATATGGTTCTAGAATCATTGCGTTAGGTGATATCGGATGATGATATTGGCTAGTTGCTAATAAATATCCCCTGTGGTAGACTTTATTTTACCATGGGGCTTTATGAAAAAATGTAGTTTATGCAAGGAAAGTAAAGAATTAGAATGTTTTACAACTAAGTCAGGGAATGTAACAGCTAAATGTAAAGAGTGTTTATCTAAGTTACAAAAGGAATGGAAAAAGAAAAATCCTGATAAAGCTAAAAAGATAAAGCAACGAGAATATCAGAAAAATAAAGAACGTTGTGATAAGAGCAACAATAAATGGGTAGAAGAAAATAGAGAAAGATCCAATGAGATTAAAAGGAATTGGAAGAAAAGAAATAGAGAAAAGGTTTTAGAACAGTCTAGAGACTACGCCAATAAAAGGTATGCAGAAAATACTGAAAGAGAATTAAAAAGAAATAAAGAATGGATAAAAAATAATCCAGAAAAACAGAAAGAAAGTGAAAGAAAAACAAAAGCTAAGTATCCAGAAAAATACAAAGCTAGAATAAAAAGTAGAGATGCTTTGAAAAGAGGTGAAATAGTGAGACCCACCATATGTTCCAGATGTAATGAAGAAGGTTACATAGAAGGTCATCATTATGATTATAACAAACCGTTAGATGTAATTTGGTTATGCAAAAAATGCCATGCCAAAGAACACAAAAAGAATTAAAACTTGAGGGAATCTCTGTAACCCAAAACGTTACATTGTAGGTCGATGCTAGCACTTCCGCCCCTCTTACTTAAATAAAACCAAAGGAAAAAAGATGGCTAAAAGCAAATATTTAGAGCAGCCCGCTAAAATTGATAAGATTATTGAAGCGGCACCAAAAGAAGAAAAATTAGCAATAGAAGATATGCCTTTAGAAACGTTGACTGATTATATCAGATACAACAGAGAGGCAAGAAAGCAAAATCATAAATTGAAAATATGCAGATACCCAATAAAACCTTGTCCTATAGAATTACATCCTACAGAGAAGATTGTATTTAACAGAAAAGATCAACCCACGAATCCACTACCAGTGATGTTATCTAATGATATGATAGATTTTAATATGACCTTAATTCCTGGTAAAACATATGATTTACCTAGATGTATAGTGGCATATTTAGCAAAGAAAGGAACTCCAAATTGGCAATGGTATGATAACGCAGATGGTTCAAGAGAAACCAGAGTTGCCTCAATGGATCCTAGATTTGCATTAAGAACAATATACGAGGATTAATTATGGCACAGTTTGTTTCAGATAGCTTAAGGATTATGCGTTTAGCAATAGGCAGACGTAACGAAAATGATACAGATTCAGATGATACAACACTAAGAAAGTACATAAATGACTTTGTGTCTATGACTATGTCTGATGACGTTAAGTTATTTGAACAATATGGTTCATTAGAGTTTACAATAGACGAAACAAACACAACAGGTGTCTACACCTTTAATGATGTAGGCGCCGATTATAATTTCACTAATATATCTATTGAAGGCTTTATAACATTAACAGATCCAGCAGATGAGTCGATATCTTGGAATCGTTTAGAGATATATCAAGATCCAGGTGAATTTTATGGTTACTGGGGTATAAACAATTCAGGTATTTTAATAGCAGGTTATCCAACCCAGATGCTTTATTATGGAACAGAACTAGTATTTAGAACCATTCCTGAGCAAGAATATACAGTATCAATATATGGTTATAAAATAAATTCTGAGTTTGAAGCAATAACAGAAGAATTACCATTTGATTACTGGATGAGATATATAGCCTATGGAGCAGCTTTAAATTATGCTAGAGACTATAGGTTTGAGACTAATGCGTTAAACCAGCTTAAGGTTGAGTTTTCGCATGAGAGAAAGCTGTTGTTAACGAGAACATATAATCAAGCAAAACATAATCGAGCAAAACCAAGCTTTTAATGAGGCAAACAATGAAAAAGAAATGTCCAGGTGGAAAAATAAGATCCAAGGGAAGAGGAAAAGGATTAGGCAAAGGAAAGAAAAAAGGACCTATAGGGGTTCCTAGTAGAAA